TAAAGGCTGGAACGCCTTCGTCAAGGACGGCAAGTCCTGCCTTGGCTATCGTGAGTTCAAAACTGGCGGCAAGTACTTCGGCAAACTGACCCTCATCAACAAGCCTACCGAGGCTGAACTGAAGGCCGAACTTACCCGTCTCAAAATTTCTCTACCTAAATGATTACACTTATCCTTGCTACAGTCACCTTCCTTGGTGGCGTTTATGTCGGTACACGCTGGTCTGAAAAGATTAAGGCTGTGTACTATTCTATTGTTTCTCAGTAATGCCTAATGAATACCAAAAGGACGGGGACATAGGATTTGTCGGGCTTAACAGCCGTGACAACCCTAGTTCTTTGCCCCAAGGTATTGTTAGTCGTTCTCAGAATTTTAGATTAGATAGGGGTGTTGCTACTGTCCGCAAGGGTATGCAACGCAAGACCATTGGTGCTCTTGTTGGCAATACCATCTATGGCGTAGGAACTTACATTAACTCCACAGGACAAGAAATCATAATCTGTGTTGTTACTGATGGATTGTATTCCTATAATCCTCAGACGGAAATTCTTTCCGCAAAAGTGGCTTTTCCTTCTGGAGAAACTATCACAACGCAAGACGGGTGTGATGTAGTTGCGGCTGTAGATAAAGTGTTTATAACAAGAGGCTTTAGCAAGCGTCCCTTGATGTGGGATTTGAATGTTACTGTAATTGCATTGCCTACAACAACAGGTGTTGGGCATCAGTTTCCTAATTGCTCTGGCCTGTTGTTTTACGCAAATAGATTAATTGCCCTTGGTAAACACCATTCAGAAATCAATGTGGCTAGAAACCATGACACAATTTCTGTCAGCAACTTTCTTGATTATGCACATTGGGACGCTCTCGATGCGTTCACTATCAACAACGGAAGTAATGACGAAGTCGTAGGTGTCGCACCTTGGACTCTTAATGAGTTCTTGGTGTTTATGCGTAACAGCATCTTCTATGTAAATGTAGGCTCTAACAGATACGCAAGTGGTGATGGATTGTCCTCCGATTCGTATGTTAAGACGCTTGCAATAGATATCGGGTGTTCCGCAAGAAGGTCTGTTGTTCAGGCTGGTGGAGGCGTGTTTTTCCTGTCTGATAACGGCGTTTATTTCCTACAACCCCAACCAGCCTCTGCTGAGTCAATGAAGTTGCTCACGCTGGCTGACCCTATCTCTGCCCCTATCGATGATGTCATCCAGCGAATCAACCGCAATTACGCTTATCGCTCTGTCGCTACCTATTGGAATAACAGATACTATCTTGCAGTTCCTCTGGACAACTCTGTTGATAACAACGCTATTCTTGTATATAACTTTATTCTAAAACAATGGGAGTCTATTGACACATTCCCTGCTGGATTTGATGTCTTTGACTTTGTCATTGCCAAGAAAGACAACCAAAGACGGATGTACGGAGTAGACACAGACCAAGGACTATTTCTAATGGAGCAACTAAACTGGGATGAATACGGCCCTTCTACAGGCTCTCCTATTCTTCCGTTTTTTCTCCCTGCAACGCTTGCTCCTCTTTCGTTTACTCCAAATTCTATTGTTGCTGTGCTTAAGACAAGGCGTTACTCGTTCAATAGCATCGGCGACAAGAGATTCAGCACCGCTGAGACTGAGATGGTTTCAGACGCTGGTTCTCAGATAGAGACAGTTGCTGAGGTCTTTAATCCCGACATCTCCGCTGTGGTGGACACCTTTGGTGCTCAGTTCACGGAGGACTCCGCTAGACGAGTAGGTCTTCGTAAGATAGGCACAGGTGTCCAACTTCAGTACACTTCCAGCAATCTCAGACCTTCTATTCGTTCTGCGTTTATCTACGCTACAGTTCAGAAACAAACTAACACTTCTAAAATATAACAATGGCTCAAATTTCCAAAGGCGATACTTTTACGGACGGACAACAGGTGACTGGTTCTCGTCTGAACCAACTCGTAGACTCTTCCACACTTCTTGTCGGTGCTATTACCGACCAGCCGAGCATCACGGCTAACACACTACAGGCTACCGACACAACTATTGTCAATGACGCTGGCGTTCTCAAGGAAGCCACTATCGGTGACTTTCTGAACTCTAATCTGCCTATCACTACCTCTGCTATCACAGGTGGTTCTGGAGTGGATATTGCCGTGACCCCTGCGGCTGGTCAGAAGATGGATGTCGCTGGTGCGTTTGAGGCTAACAGCATTAACTCTACTGGTGCTACGACAGTTGGTGGCACTCTTACAGTTACAGGAGGTTCTACCCTAACTGGGAATGTAATTGCTGACAACGGATTCACAAGCAATGGTATTGCTAACTTCACGGGTACGCTTCAAGTCAATGGAACAGTTGGTTATGTGCTTACTGAAATTTACGAAGAAACCATACCGCCTTGGTCAGCCCCTTCTAACGGACAGTTTTGGGGGGTATTTACTTCTGCCTCTTTTACAAAACCCGCTGGTGAAATATGGGCTTTTGAAGTAACTTTTAACTGGAGAGGTTATTTTGGCTATGGTGGTGGTGAATGGGCTGGGAGATATGGAAGCGTTGCTCAAGGAACAGGTGCTTATCATTTCCACGATTACTATTTTGACTCTCAAGGTGGTGGCACTTTTTACAGACAACAAGTTCTTTATAGATGGACTGCTGATTCTGCCACAACATTTACAAGTGAAACATTTAAGATTGATGCCGCTAATGGTGGCGTAGGGCTTCAACTGTTTGCTACAGTAAGCACAGGACATACACTTTCTACTTCTGTTACACCTTCCAAGTTCCGAATCTACAAATACAAGACCGCTTAATGCTCTCTGAACTCAAAGACTTCGCCTTAGCACACCGAACCAAAGGTCGTGGTGAGTCGTTTGGCTTTGATGACAATACGCTTGATACATATCTCCAATGGGCTTATATCAAAGACTACCTATTGACTGTCATTGAAGATGACAAGTTTGTTGCTCTGGCTGTAGTCTATCCGTTCAAATACGATGGTGCTGAGTCTCTAATGTCTTTCAACACAGGCATTCGCAAGGAAGAAGAGTATAAGTTTGACTTATGCATAATGGATGTTATCTCTCTTAACTCAGAGGCTCTTAAAAAACTCATCCTGAAATTTAAAATCCGTTTCCCACATTGGGATAGGGTAAACAAGTGGGCTTATCGTTTTGGTAGCCCTAGACAAATAACCAACAAATATCTTAATCTTTTATAACTATGGGAAGAACAAGAGTTAACGCACCGCCGCCTAGAGACTACATGCAGGAAATGCTTAATGCTATGTCGGCACAGGAAGCCATACAGCCTCGCCTGTTGGCTCTTGAACAACAGTATACTCCGCTGTACCAGCAACTGCAAGAAAAGGGAATTGGCGGTGGCATTGAGACTATGGGTAGGCTTTATGGTCAGGCCAATGCTATATCTGGAGGTCTTCAAAGAGACTTTCTTGGAATGCAAGCCCCGATATACGGCATGCTTGGACAAGCCTCTCAGGACGCATACAGGCAGACTCTTGGTTCTGGCACGATGGGCCTTTACGATTCCCTAATGCAGTCGGCTCAGGCTGACCTTTCGGCTGGAAGAGGTCTAACCCCTGAGATGCAACGAGCCTCTCAACAAGCGGCTAGAGAGGCTATGTCGGCTAGAGGTCTTACTGGCAATCAAGCGGTTGCTCAGGAAGTTCTTAACTCTTACCAGATGGCTGATGCCCGTCAGAATCGTGCCAGAGAGTTCGCTGGTCGTGTTTACGATGCTGGCGTTGGACAGGCTCAGCAAGCAATGAGCATGTACGGTCAACCCCTGATGAGTCAGATGGCTGGAATCTCAAGTGCTGGCCTTGTACAGGGCGGCTCTGGTCTTTACGGCTCAATGGGCCCTCAAATTTTCCAACCTGAATCCCAATACAACGCTCAACTAATTACCGCTAATCGTCAGGAAGAGATGCAAGCAAGGATGGCTACATCTCAAGCCCGTGCTGGCATGATGAGCGGCCTGATGAAAATGGGTGGTGCTATTATCGGCGGTATGGCTACTGGTGGTACTGGATTCTTTGCCAAAGCCGCTACTGGTGCTGGTGCTGGTACTGTAAGTGCTGGAAGTGGAATGGGAGCAGGTATTATTTCTGGTAACGATATGGCTTACTAATTTACGACAATGGCTTCACCTTTTCAAAGATATCAACAGGGAATTCAGCCCGTTACGGGCATGCAGGAGCACGGTGTTAACCTTGCTAACACATACGCTGGAATGGGCGACACGCTCGCCAAGGGTATTTCTGAATACTACGAGAACTCTGCGAAGTGGGACCAAGCCTCTGCTGAGGCTGACACCCTCGCTGTGGACGTAGCGAATACGCAGAAACTCCTGCTTTCGCATCCTGCTTATGCTCCTCTGGCAGAGGGCCTGAATCCCTACATCGAGCAACTCGGCAAGGTCAAGACCTCGTCGTTGCCGAAGGCCCTTGGTATCCTGAACTCAACCAAGGCGGCGTATCAATCGACGATGCAGAGATTCCCCCTGTTCGAAGCAATTCGAAAGGAGCGTGAGGCTAGTGCGTTCGGAGAAGGTCTTCCTGAGGCGAACAAACCCCAGACTAGGTCTGTGCCTGTTTCTACCGCACCTAACGACTTGGTGTGGGATTACACAAAGGGGTATGCTGAAAACTACGGACTTGCCATTCAGTACTACAATACGTTCAAAGCGGCTCATCCTGATGTTAAGATGGTTCCTCAAGACCAATGGATTAACTCTTGGATGAGAAACCTCCCGACACAGATTGCGAACGACCAGAACGCTCCTCTGCCAGTCAGGAACAAGTCCATCGAAATCATCAACAAGGCTCTTTCCTTGGGAGGAAAAGATGCTGATTGGTCTACGCTCCATCCGTTTGCTGAAGGAAACGTGTTCGAGGCTCCTGAATATTATAACCCCAACAGGCCAGTACCTCCGTCCAAGGCTCCTTCCCTTGTTGCTCCAAGAAAGCCAGCAGAACAAGCGACAAAGCCAGACGGGAAGCCTCAACGTCCAGCGGAAAAGACTCAGGTCGAAAGGCTTCAACAGAGAGTGGCAGAACTTGGTGAAGAATACAAGTCCCTTCATGAAAGACTTGGAACTGGCTGGTTTGATGTTGTCACAGGAGAAGATGGAAGAATCAGACAGCGGATGTCTAGCATTCAACAGGCCATAAAGGACTACAACACCCAGATAGAAGGTCTTACTGGAAATCAGCGTCCTGATGCTACGGTCAGACGTCCTCAGCAAAACAGCGTTCCGACGCCCCCTGCTGGGGTTATCGTGCGTGACGGTGCTAATCCGACACCCCCTGCTCCGTCTCCTGCGGCTGAGGTTGAGAATGAGGTCGTCGAAGTTCCTCCGCTTCCTCTTCCAGACTATAGCCAGCCTCAGGCTTCTGAGCCTGTACCCGCTCCACTTAGAGCGGCCCCTCAAACAAGTGCTCCAAGTTATGGCAATCGTAAGGATGGAAGTCAAAAAGGAAAAGGATTCCTTGGAGAGATTAAACTTCCAGATGGAAGCGTTGCTACAGAACTAAGCATTGGTGTTAATATAAACGGTAAAGAGTTTGAAATCCCAGTTCTTACTCCGTTGCTTACCAAAGAGCAGAGAGAATACATTGCTAACGGCGGCGACCCTCTCAAGCGTAGAGATATTGTAGATTCTGCCATAAAGCATGCAAAAATCAGAATAGACCGTGGGCTGAGCCCGTTTGAGGGCGATGCGAGAACGCCAGAAGAACTCTACGGAAAGCCAATATCTGAAACGCCAGCGAAAGGGGTAGAAAATACGGCAGTCGAGACTTCTCCCGTAAACGCCCCTCAATACGACACTAAGCAAGAGGCTCAGGCTCAAACCCCTGCTCCTGCCCCTGCTCCTGCCCCTGCTCCTGCCCCTCAGAAGGTTGAAGCCCAGCCACAGGCTCCAGCAAGGGTTTCCCCTCCAACCCCTGCTTATGACACAAAGCCTCAGGCTCAGCCTCAAGCCCAACCTCAGGCTCAGCCTCAGGCTCAGTCTAACGAAAGACAGTTCGAAATCTCCGTAAGCGGACCTAAGGGAGAGACGGTGTTTGCGACGTATAAGATTACCCCAGACTCAAGAAGGCATAAAGTCGTAAAAGGACAGCAACTATTCAATATAGGCCAGAAGACGGGCATTAATATAAATGCTATCGCTAAGGCGAACGGATTGCCGCTGAACATAATGCCTAATGAACTCTTCGAGATTTCTGAACAGCGTGGCGGTCTTGTCATTCCTGAAAGAGTAAAGAAAGAAGACCTCCCCCCTGCCAAGAGAGACAGCAAGAAGTATGTTTCTGAAGGTCTTTCTGGAGGACGCCTGTTTGCTATGGCTCCTCCCCTGTTTACGCCAGACATGGGCGAGAAGAAAGAGGAAGCAAAGACGGAAGGCCCTACTAAGGTCAGCGGTGTCAGCGGCTCTGGAAGAAAGCCAATAACGCCTGTCGGTCAGGTCCAACTTGACCCAGTTCAAGACGAAAAGAATAGAATTGCTTCTGGCATGACCAAGGAAGAATGGGCCAAGGTAAAGGTGGTCAGAAATCACGTTGCGGCTGAAAACGACAAACTTACGAAAAAGAGCAACGCCTATAACCAGACTGTAGAGTGGCTTACAGAAATGAGAGACAGCGTGGCAGACGGAAAGTCTGACCTTGTTGACTTCGGTCCTTACGGTCAATGGGAAAGCATTCACCCGACTTTTGCTACAACGGTTCAAGTCGGATTCGATGCCGCAACCATTCTTTTGTCTGCCTCAAAGATTAAGAATATTCACACGGCTAAGTCTGGAATCGACAAGACAAAGATGGTCGCTGAAAAGGCCAAGGTTGCTTATGAAGCCGCTATGAAGGCTAGGGCTGAGGCTCTCGCCAAGGCTCCTAAGATGATTACGCAACAAGGTCGTGTCGGAGAAGAACTCGCCAGACGCACCGCTCAGAGAATTGCGGCTGAAGAGGCCGCTATATTTGAGAAGGCCCTTAAGGAGGCTGGTATTAAGGTTGACGGTGAGGTCAAGGAACTCATCAAGGGAATGAACAAGGATATCTTCAAGGAGATGGGCAAGGGTGTCTTCTGGACCACCGTGTTCGAATCTTTGTATGGCGTCAGAAACGCCGCTCCAGACCAAGCCACGGGAGACGACGAAACAAGAGCGGCTCTTAACAACGCCCTTGATGGTGTCAGAAAACTAAGAACTGGCTACATTCCATTGCTCGGACTTGGGCAAGGCGAAGGCTACGTCGCAGAAGCAACTGGCGGATGGGCCCCCCTGACACCAGAAGAACAGGTCAACATCGTTGCCCACCTCGACGGTAAACTCGATGAACTTGAGGCCAAGAGAGATAACTTCGCAACGCAACTTAAACTGAACTCGGCTGACCTGTACGACAACCAGAGACTTCTTTCAAAGTTCGGCTCGCTGAAGCAGAACTCTCCTACTGCCCAAGAAGTCGATGCGGCTGGCTATACGCCGACAAGACCGATGGGCACGCAGTCCATCATTGCCGCTAAGACGTTCGAAGTTCCTGCCAGCATAGACCAGAAGCGTGAATCGCTCAGGGGCTTTATGCAGAAGCGTCTCGGCTACGTCCCCGCTGGATTCGAAACTATGTTCCAGTCGCAGTTCCCTGAAGCGACCCTTAAGATGCAGGAAACTCCTTATGGCGTGATGTTCCACGATGGTCAGTCTTGGAAGCCTCTCAACACAGGAAAGGGCGAAAAGCGTGGTCCTGAGGATATCGCCAAGTCTAACTCTGTTATGTTCGGTGAGCCTCAGCCAGACGGCACGTTCAAGTCTACGGAGTTTATTAAGGGTTCTGGCATTAAACTTGGCGGTATTGGCTCATTCGGCACTCCAGAAGCCGCCGCTAAGTTCAGAGAAAACTTCCCGAAGTTGCTCAAGGCCAAGAAGTTGGCTCAAGAACTCAAGGCTCTTAACGAGCAAACCTTCCGCTCGCTTGACCCAGAAAAGTGGGGCCGTGCGGCGGCTAAGGTGTCAGAACTCATTGCACAAATGAGAATTACGCTTATCGGTGTGGGTTCCGTGTCCGACTTCGAACAACAGATTCTTAAGGACTTGGTGCAAGACCCAACCGCTTTCTTCTCGCTTCAGTCCACGACTAGGGCAAAGTATCAGGCGATGCTTGAGAACATCGACGATTCTATAATGACAATGCCACAGTCGTTCGGACTTACGGTTGAAGTCGAAAAGGATAAGGCCGATGCCCTTCTTGCGGCTAGACAAGCATATCAGGAAGCCAAGGGCTGGTCTGAACTTACGCCAGAACAGCGAGCCAAAATCAAAGCCTCAATCAATAAATAAATAATGTCCGATATCTTCGAACAGACGCCCATAGTGGCGGACCCTATCAATGATGCAAACGCTGGACAAAAAACATATACTGGGAATCCAGAGATTGATAAGTACATAAACTCTCTTCCTGAAGCGGAGAGAGAAGAGGCATTCAAGACGATTACCGCACCAAAGACTGGTGAGGAAATCTGGAAAGACATGCTCAAGGCTGACACGGCGAAGGTTGTCTACGACCCTAACTATGATGATTGGCTTAAGTTGAAGGCGTATCAGGACACCATAGATAACGACAACCTAGAACTGCTTACGAAGTCTGGTGCACACATCTACGAGTTGGCTACGAAGATGGTCGAAGGTGGCATCAAGGAGCCTACAAAGATTCCTGCCTCCGTGGTAGAGGCTTTTGCTCAGGGCACGAAGAGTCTTTATGGCGTGATGGCAATGTCAGCCGACTCGTCGAGCGTACAGGCTCAATTCTTCAATGCCATCAATGGCGTAGAGGAAAACAGCAGGGAGGCGTACAACGAGTTCCTCAGAGCGAGAAACGTCGTCAGAGAACTTAACGACCTTTGGGATGGTTCTAAGACAATCATCATGGACAAGAATCTCGTCAACAACGACTTCGTCCAAGGTGCGGCGATGGTGGCTGACGCCTCGATGATTGTTCCGTTCGGCAAGGCCGCTACAGCCGCTACAAGGTTTCTTGGTATGGGCGAGAAGGCCCTTATCCTTCAGGCGAAGACAGCCGCCCTTAAGAGTGCCGTCATCGGCGGTGCTGTCAAGTGGGGCGTCGGAGCCCCAGTCGAGTTCGTCGGTAGAGCCGTAAGAGGCACGATAGACTACGGCATTGCCAAAGGCGGAACCGTGTTTGAGACAGCCGTCGGCGTTTCTGCTAAAGAGTTCGAAGATACCGTCAAGGGCACGATGCGTGTCGGCGGTATCGGTTCAATTGGTGCTGGTGCTTTTGGTTACAGCATACCGTACGCTTCAAGCATCACAGGTGCTTATACGTACGCAAACGCCGCAGTAGGCGTCGGTGAGGCTGTGGGAGCCATCGGTGGTGCGATGGCCCGTGGCCCTAGGGGTCTTGCTTCATATGCCGCCGATGCAATGAAAATGTCTGCCAAGGAGGGCGTGCAACTCACTCCGCATGCCAAGAACCTCCTGACGATTATCGACAAGTTCGACCCTATTCTTTCTTACGCTGGTACAATCGGGAGAGGCATGGCTAAGGGCTCCCTGATTGGTGCTGGTATCGGCTACTGGGCTGGCGGTAGAGACGGGCTTTGGTCTGGCGTAGGTGCTGGTATGGCATTGGGCTCTATTGGCTCCGTGACTGGCAAGGTTATTTCTGACG